AAACTTTTCTATATTGCGGAGGCCAAATGAAACAAGAACTGATTGATAAGGTGGAGGGGATGATAGCTTCAACAAAAGAATGGCGGTGCTTACACCTTGAATGTCCATCGGGGGAAGGTAGTTGAAGTATTGCACAAAGCCGGGTTCTATAAGTTTGTTGTTGAGGACAAGATCGCCAAGACAATATGCGACCATGCTGCTGACGTTATAACCGTGGAAGATATGTTTGACGGCTACGGAAATTAGTCAAGTAGTAATTTGATATATTTGCAAACAATGGTATAATGTAGGTAAAAGGAATATCATTATGGCTAATTGTTTTTGGAAGAAGAATAAAGCTGCGGAAAAATGGAGCGCAGAAGAAATAGAGCGTATATTCTCCGAAGTGTACGCTCATATCACGAAGGAAGAGAATATAGAATCTTTCTTACTCATTAATGACGTTAATTTATATTTGCTAACTAAATACGGTATGCCCAGGGGAACAAGACAAGACATTGTACATAAAATACACAATAATAATACTAATGTTACAGCAATGTGGGAAGCAATTAAAGAATCAATCGAGATCCGAGTGGTCAAAGACACAACCAAGTTGCGAGGGAATATCCAATCGCTAGTATTGCAAAATTCTCACAATTATAAGCAGAAAACAGAAGCAGACAATACTCATACCTTTAGTAAGATGCCTACTATAAAACGTGATGGAAAAAAAGAATCTTTTGAATTAGGAGACTAATGATTAAGTTGTGTTGTAAAGAATGTGGAAAAGATTATTATAGGAGAGAATCTCAAGCTCGCCGATCTTCTTTTTGTAGCAGAAAATGCCAAACCTTAAATTCTAGAGTTAAAAAACAATGTATTCAATGTGGCAGAGAATATTCTGTCAAAAAATCCGAATCTAAGTCAAAATATTGCAGTATGAAATGTCGTAGAATTGGAATGAGAAATAAAGGTGTTGTTTTTAAGTGTAAATGTGGGAAAGAAGTAACCCTCAAGTTTAAATCCTACCTAAAAGGGCGAAAGTTTTGCTCCAACCAGTGCGTATTAAAAAGAAAAGAAATTTCTGAAAGAGACAAAACTGGATCTAATAACCCTAATTGGGGCGGGGGATTAGTTACTTTAATTTGCAACCAATGCGGAAAAGAATACAAAAGGCAAAAAAGTGATGTTAAGTGGTCAAGCTGTTGTAGCAAGGAATGTGCTAATGCTTTATTGCCTACTACATGGAAAAAAAAGAGAATAAAACAACTAAAAGAAACAAAGCATTTTTGTGAATATTGCGGGAAAAATATCATTGTTCCTAAGTGTAAAACTAAACTGTATAAAAAACATTTTTGTTCTTCAAGTTGCCATGTCAAGTGGATTAAAGAATCAGGTTTTTATGTAGGGAAAAATAATCCTAATTGGAAAGATGGAGTAAGGAGTTTAAATTCTGTATTGTATGCTTGTGAAGAAGCAGAAAATTGGAAGAAAAGTGTCAGGGAAAGAGATAAATATAAGTGTCAACATTGTGGATCTAATAGTAATTTACACGTTCATCATATAAAAAAGTTCATAGAGTTAAGGGAAGAATTTTTAAAGGAATACGATCAATTTTCTATAAATGATGATATTTCAACTTTATTAAGACTTGCATACAAATGGAAACCGTTCTTTGAAATAGATAATGGAATAACTTTATGCAGAGTATGTCATGCTAAAGAGCACGCTAGGATTAACTCTCAATGTTAGAATTTCCGGAGCTATTAGATTTTCCAGATAAACTAATGTGTTTGTTGGACTCTTCGATTATAAATTCTAAAAGATATATTGTTTTAGATGGAGGCAGAGGAAGTGGAAAAACTCAAAGTATTGCTCGACTTATCTTGTATTTAGCTGAAAAGCACACTCTTAGAATTGTTGGAGCTAGAGAGCAACAAAATAGTATTGAGGATAGTGTTTATGCTGTATTCAGAGATTTAATCCTAAAATATGATCTTAATTTTGATATTAAGAAGTCAAGAATAACGCATAAAGAATCAGGATCAGAGATATTTTTTAAAGGAATGAGAGAGCAAGGAGCTGTAAATATCAAGGGATTAGAGAATGTTGATATAGTATTTTTTGATGAAGGGCAGCAAGTATCTCAATCAACTTTAAACATATTGTTACCTACCATTAGAAAGAATAAAGCTAAGTTATTTTTTGCTTTAAATAGATATGTTCGCAACGATCCAGTTATGCAACTTGTAGGAAGAGAAGATACTTTACATATACATATTGATTATTTCGAGAATAAACATTGCACAGAAGCGCTCAAGAATGAAGCTAGAGAATGTAAAGAAAGGAACATCAAAGATTACAATCATGTATGGCTTGGTCAGCCCCTTACCACAACATCAGACTATCTATTCAATTTCGATAAACTCGCTAAAGCTGCTTTAGTAAAGTCTCACGGTGAACCAATAAAAATGCAAAGCGTCATGTCAGTAGACCTGAGCAGCGGAGGCGGGGATTTATGTTGCGCTACCCATGTAAAGAGAATATCAAATACTACCTGGGATTTGGCAGAAGAGGTTTGTTGGGAAGATCCGGATACGGATGTATCTACCGGGAAGATTGTAGAAATGTACGGGGATTGGCGGCCGGACATACTGATTGTTGACGCTTCTGGAGCTGGGTATCCAGTTTTTGTGACGTTAAGCAAGACAATTAGTAATATAATAGGCTTCTTAGGCGGGTCAAATGATAAGTGCGAAGATCCGACTTGCTTAAACAACCGCTATCAGGCCTATTTAGATCTTAAATACCTAACAGACCAGGAATGGATCAGGATAACTAGTCAGTATATGATTAAAGATTTAGAGACAATCAAGAAGGTTTATAGCGCGTCCGGTAAAATAAGGCTCAAGACTAAGCAAGAGCAGCGCAAAGAAGGCGTTGATTCGCAGGACAGAGGGGACAGTTTATCTATGGCCGCGTTTGCAATAAAACATTTTCTTGGAAAGGTCAACTTTCAAGAGCTAGACAGGCCTCAGGGTATGCGCACTCTAAAGCGAATAACGGGAAGAAAGAAACGATGAAGCCTATTGAGAGTGGGGTATTAAAATTTCGTTACGACTATGATTATTTGGTTGCTTTTAAGCATCGAAGTAAATGTGGAAGCAAAATTGGAAGGTTATTTGGTCATTGTTTTTTATATCGTAACGTAACAGCTACAACAAGCATAAGGATAGACCCGACATTAGGTGGAACGCTAATAATACCTTATAAATGCAACGTTAAAGAGATAATGAATGATTTAAAGGCAGACTACAGTATTTATGTATGGACAGTTAAGCATGAGGACGTGCAGAAGGCCAATATCATAATGTTTGGCAGTTGTGTTGGGATATTGAAGAATTTACTAGGCATAAACAAACCCTGGCTATTAACGCCACGACAATTAGAGAAGTATATAAAAAATGGGGGTAAATAATGGGTGGAGGTCTACCAGCAGTATACGAGGCAGGAATGGCTCTTCTCACTAGAGAGGCAGCAGAGGAAACAGGAATATATGAGCCAGCCAGCGAGAAGAAGAAGAAAGCTGAGGAGGCATCAGGCGCGGCAGAAGACGCACAGGCCTTGTTGGACAAAGAGTCATCAGAAGCATTAAGGAAGAAGAGAAACTCATTATTTCAAACAGATAGCGGCTCGTCTGGCGTGGTAACGGAAGGCGTCGGCGCACGAGATACCTATTTCGGAAACTAAAGAGGTGGCAAATGATTACTGAGGATCAAAACTACAAAGAGCTGTTTACGGACAGCAAGACAGTACGGGCAGAGAATGTCAGCCTTTGGCGCGACATATCAAGTCATTGTGGCGTAACTATTAATGAGCAGTTCTTGGAGTCAGCAGAGTCAAAGTCAGCTAGTGATCCGCTTGATGAAGACATATATGATCCTACGGCTGCGCTGGCTGTTACGCAGTCAGGAGACTATTTAGACGGCATCATGTGGGGTACAGGCGCAGAAGCCGTTACAGTCGAGCCTAGCGAGTTTGTGTTGCAGAAAGCTGACAAGAGTGCAATAAAGAGCTATTACGAGTTTAGGACAAAACAGTTATTGGCTAACATGAACGCCAGGGAGGCAGGGTTTTCGGCAGCACGGAAGCCTTATTTTTATAGTCAGATGTCATTCGGAACGTCAGGCATAGGCGTGTTTAAGAACGCAGATTATCCGGAGAAAGAGGAAAATCCCTATTTCTTTAGGTCGTTTGGCGTTGACAGCATGACTATTGCAGAAGGCAAGAATGGGTTGATAGATATAGTCTTTCTGGTTTATCATTGGAAGGTATGCCAGATCATGGAAGAGTTTGACTATAACCCCGAAGCTGAGGAGCAAATACTCCCCAAGGTTATTATAGATGCCTATAATACAGGAGAGTACAACAAGAGGTTTACATTGGTACAAGGGGTTGTCCCAAGAAGCAGCTATAGCCGTGATCTAAAAGGCAAGAATGGCACAAAGTATAAAGGCGTTTGGTTCTTAGAGAGCGAAGCGGATAAAATTTTCTTTACTGAGGACTTTAGGCGTTTGCCAGTAGGTGTTTGCCGGGCAATTAAGATTCAGGGCCAGGCGTGGGGCAGAAGCTCAGGATCTCTTTTGATTAGCACGATCAAAGGCACGAATTATATGCTGGA